TAAGGCTAAAATTTCCTGTTCCTCTTAAATAATAAGTAGTTCCTGTTATAGCATTTGCAGGAGTAAACGTAAATGCTGAAGTACCTGGAGGGATAGCAAGTGAAAATACATTGGACGATGTTACAAATCCGGGTACCATAGAAGCAGAGATAGTAAATGAACCTGAAGATACAATAGCAGAGCTGCCAGTGTAAAAACCATTTGGTGTTCTTACTGCTTCTAAAGTAAAGTAAGAAGATACACTTGAGTTAGTAAAAGTAAATGTTTTTAATCCAGATAAGTTTTCACCTATTGATCCACTACCATAAAGTTGTGCTGCTGTGTATGTAGCCATGATTTATTAAGTTTAATGAGATGATAAATCTACTATCTTGTAGATAGCTGTATCTAAACGACGTAATTCAGGACCTGTATTAAGTAATATACAGTTTTTATAATCAGCCCAATTAACAATAAATCTAGTATCTAACACACCATTATTTAATGTTCTAATCAATGCATTGAGCGCATTGATAGTATATAATGTATTACTTTCCTTTTTGCGATGCAATAGGATAGTATTTGGTAGAGGAGCATCTGATACATTTCCCATATCGATATTATACGTACATATTAATTCTTTGCTTTGAGGTGACTCAAGAACAAATATTTTATTATACATAATTGTATATCGACGATTAATATCAGAAAGCACTGTGTCTAGCTCGTCAGGCGTAGTAAATGTACAGAATAATTTATTCAAATCGAAAAATATATTTTCCATCATAAATATTTAAAAGTTAATTAAACCGTGATATGATTTGCCTTGTTTTATGCTTATCGGATATTGCAACATTTCTTTGATGGTAGTAAAAATTTCACCATCTTCTTTATTATAATCAAATAAAAACGCATCATATGTGTATAATATTAATTTTGTTTTTTTATCATCTAAATAATTTAATACTAATTTAAGTAATTCAATATTAGTTGATGTTTCATAGCTTTGAACAATATAATTAAATAATTTGTTACGAGCAATATTTTCATCGCCACGTATAAATATTTTATTTGCTGCTGTAATGCGTCCACTGTATTGGTATGTATCCCATAAATCATCTACATATAAATCCACCTTCTCAAAGAATGGCTTATTTTTATATTCATTCCAAACACCACCATACAATTGTTTAAATGTTAATTCTTTGGCTTCTTGTTTAGATACACCTAATATTTCACCAAGATATTCATATGTATTTTTATCTTTAGGAAATTCAAAATTAACTAATTCACCTATTAATCGTGGATGATATCCTTGAAAATCAATTTCAATAAACATATCATTTTCTGGTTTGTAACATGCTCGCTCACCATTATCTTTGTTTAATGCTGCAAAGTTGATGTTATTAAATGTATTAGATGGACGTGAGGTAGTTGTATATAAATTATATTGAGTGTATATTCTGCCCTTACTAACATTATATTCGGGATAGTCCATCTTATCTTTATAATGTTCTATAAAGCATTTTTTATCCAACTGAATGCCGTTTTTCTCAATTTCATAAAATATATGTGTTGTTTGAAAATTCTGAAATTGAAACTGAGTATTAGTTAGAGTATATTTTTTAGTTATTGGTAGTGTAGCAGTAAATATCTTTTCACATTCTTCAAAATGTTTACTAATTGGAATCAGACAATTTATGTTTGGTAAGTTCCGATGGTGTGTATAGTAGAAATCAAGACAAGGTGAATTAGATAATGCATCAATTAAATCAACAAATTCAAGCAAATGAGCATCAAATAATTTATGTCGCATTGAATAAAGCCAATGCATAGCAGACTTCTTATCTAACAACCATAATCTAACAGTGTTATTTGTTAGCCAATCTACAACATCAATTTTATTTAACTTAAATGCTTCATTATGATCAATACATAATATGTATCCTTTCCTTCCATCAAGTGGTCTAATATAAATTAAACTCAATTGAGTAAGAGCCGGATGAAAATTGCTATTGTGTGGAATTAAATGAATAAAACAATCACCAAATGGACCTAATTGTTCTAATTGATCGAGACGTTCGATAATGTAAAACATAGTATATAACCTTTATAATCTAAATATAATATAAATTCCTAGACTAAAAAACTTTAATCTGGAGGAAGTTCACTTAAAATAAATGTTTTTATACCAGGCATTTGCTTATCAGCATCATCTAGACTTTGTTGATTTCCAAAATATCCACCTTCAGGGAAAGTAATACTAACTGTTTGGTATAAAGGATTTTTTTGATAGTCATTAAATGTTTCTTTAGTTATTTCTTTTATTACTACAGGAGTAGTATTAATTTTTTTAGAAAAATATCTTATTTTTCCATTAATATCTCCTTTGCTAATAATAGAAGGAATAGGAGCGGTACTAGATATTTTAACTTTAGATAGTAGACCAAAAGTATAAGTAGCAGCTTGAAGAAGTAAATTATTTACTTTATCTGATTGTACTTTTATAAGTTCAGGAGCATTAACATTGAATTCTTTTCCTGCAAAGAATCCATTGCTTATTTCGTAGTAATATCCTTGATAAGGTTTATGTGTTTTTTTATCAATAAATTCCTTACCAATAGTATATTTGCCTGTTTGTATTATGTTTGATGGTACTTTCATACTTAAAAATGTGCGTCTTTTACTTGAAAATGCATCCAATCATATCCTAATTCTCTACCAAAACTTTTCCAATTATGTTTATACCAAATGTCTACAAATTTTTTATACTCGGGTTTTGAGAATAGAGCAGTACCTGTTCTAGCTCCTAAAGAATTATCTGCAGCATTTATATCAATTGCAATAGCCCAGGAATGGATAGAAGGTGTTGAGCCTCCTCTTTTATTTCTAACATTATATAATCCATCAAATTGATCTAATTTTAATTCTTTAATTCTTTTTAGACCAAATGTTGTTAAAATTTCTTTAAGTATAGCTTCTAAATCATTTTTAGCTAACTTATGAACGGTAGTTGTTTTAACTAACTTTCCTCCATAATACATAGGATAAGGGAAAGTTAAAGTTGTTAATTGACTTGTATCTCCTATTTCTCCGTATTTAGATACAATACTTTTATCTCCCGGGTCTGCTTTTATGTTTGCTTTATTTTTTTCTTGATTAACCACGTTAGTTGCTGTTGTTGTATTTTGAGAAGTAGCGGCTTTATTTATTGCTTTTATAGCGTTATAATCTCCTATAGGAATTGGTCCTGTTGCTTCATCTAAAATTATAAATTGACTTTCTATATTAGTAGTCCAATCATTATTTTGAACTGAATGATTTAGACCATTAACGGTATATGCTAATTTTTTAGGGCCTGCTCCTCCTCCTCTATATCCTCTAGGAAGTAATTCATCTGGTATTTTAAATAGATTTCCTATTATCATTCCGCCTATACCATCTATAGTAAGAGATAATTTAGTAGGGATAATAGATCTATTTTTAGTATCAACATCAGTAAAAGTTCTATAATAATTAATTACATCTTTTAAAGCATTAGAGTATTTAGATGCTTCAGCAGCATCAAAATCACCTCGTCCACTTTGAAATATTCTTTCAAGAATGTTTGGTTTTAAATCAACAATATATTGAACTAGTATAGATAAATTATTTTTTAGATTTTGAACTTTTTCTTTTATTTCTGCTTCATCATAATTAGGAGAATTACTAGTATCACTAGCATCCTTTTTTTCAGGCATGATTCTATCTATTAGATTCTGATTGAAGTCAATTAATGTATTGACATCAGCTGCTAAAGCTCCTCCTTGTGCTTGAGCACCAATTGCTATTATAGCGGTTTGTTCAGGATATATTTGTGATTCTAGCTTATATGACCTAACTATAGATTTAGTATTTTGTAATTCTATTGGTACTTCAGTTACTTTTTTCCAATCTTCATCTTTATTACCAGTATAATTTATATCAATAATTCTAGCTTTTCCATCTGTAGAATCTAAAAATATATCAAAATTAGAAGCATTTCCTATTGCAGTAGATACACCTGCCATTAGTGTTTTAAGGAAATCAAATAAAGCTATATCGTTTTTTTCTTTTTTATCTTGTGATTCAACATTAACACTAGTAGCAATAGAATATATATAAGCTACATTTATGTAAATATTTCCTATAATAGCTAATTGACTTTTTTTCCAATCATCTTGCCAGTAGGGTTGAGATAAAGCAGTTATAATTTCTTTTATAGTAGTATAATCACTAGTAGAAGCTATATCGTCTAATCCTAAATTTTGTGGATTTTCCCATGCTGGATTTTTGATTAAGCATATGGTAGGGTCTGTTGATATTTGATGTATATCTCCTAGACATAGTAGTGGAGTATTTTCGCCTCCATTGTGAGCACCACAATTTACTGAAAGTTCAGGGATAGGTTTTCCACTATTAGAATCTTTTAGTATTACTTTATCGTTTAATATCTGTAGGAAATCTTTTAATGGAATATATATTTGAGCTGCATCGGATACAATATTCTTATCCCCTTCTGATTTTCCTGATACTTCAACATCGTATCTAAAAAGAGTATAATTATTTAGTTTTCCTTCAGTTTTAGAAGTAGTAATATTTTTAACTCCAATTTCATGTAATTCAGCACAAATACCTGCTATAATATTTTCACTATATGCTTTAGTAATTAATGTATCTTTCCCAAAATAACTAACATCTAATACATTAAAAGTTCCAGCAGTAGCAGCTTGAGTAGTAGTTGTTCCGAAATTTACTTTTAATGATTCTAATATTTCACCTATTGAAATAAGAGTAGTAGAACAATCATAACCTCCATCAGGACGAGCAGCCCAGCTGTAGTTTTTTATAATACCATAATGGCCTTCATAATTACCACTTTTAGAAGCTTTTTCAAAGATATTTTTCCAAATTTGTTCTTTAGTTTTTCCTTTTGTTAATATATCTTCAAAAGGAACATTTTGTTCTAGTCCTTTACTATTATTTAAGTAAGGAGTCCATCCCCATTCTACTAAGGCAGAATAACCAGGGCGCATATAAAGTAATTCTAATTCTTCTAGCTGTCTAATATCCCAACATTGAAAATTAACAGTTACGTCTCTTAAAGAACCATAAGCACCTCTAGATTTAACATCAAGAGATGTAATACCAGGCATTGGTCTAATACCTAACCTATTAGGATTTCCAGCAGGAGTAACTGTACTATAAGCACTTGCTGGAGTTGTTCCTACTCCTGATTTTAGTTGATTATTGTATAATGTACCTCCTAATAAAACATAAGATTTAGCTAAAGTACCATTATCTCCTCCTACGTCTACAGCAGAAGTCATTCTAATCCAAGCTGTACGAGAGTTATAGTAATGTATACTGCTAGGAGTACGTTCATTTATAGCCTCTTGTCTGGCTTTTATTTGGTATCTAACACCGTCTGGGAATGTATCTTTAAATATTGACATAACATTTATCTAACTTGATTAAAATTATTAATTTGTTGTAATACCCTATTTATTTCAGTTGGTATTCTTAATTGAGTACCTGGGGCTGGATATAAGGCTCCTTTAGTAGCATTATTGTTTGCTGCTGCAATCACCCACCATAAAGTAGCATCATTATAATAACTATAAGCTAATGAATCAAGTCTATCTCCTACTGTAGTAATAACATATATATCCGATTCTGATAATGGAATATTAGGATAATATTTTCCTTTATAATATGGATTATAATCAATTGTTGTTAGTACAGGTGTATCTTCGTAACGTGTCATATTATCCTACTTTAGAAAATTTAGTGGCATATTGAATATCATTAATATTTTGTGCTATATGAGATGTCTCAGAATTTTTCTCAGATATCTTATTAACACCCTTAGTTTGAGAACCAATAGGCGTAAATGTCATTTGAACATCTACAATATGAGGTAATATTAATTCAGTATCATTAATAGCTATTTCCCAAGGTGATTCTTGAGGAACAGTATATGTTAAACTATTTAATATACCATCTTGTCCATCAAACCAGTTACCAACAGTCATTTTAACTAATGCACCATGTAAAACATTATTTTCATAGCTACCCATTAAATTACCCATTAAATAATTTAATTTCTGATACATTGGTTGCATTTCTTGAGCGGATAATGCTGCTACTTTAAATCCAATATTTACGGAACGAGTAAATCCATCATATATATAGAATTTATCACCTCTACCTGCATATTTAATATCATTCCATTGAGCATTTACTCCGTCAGAAAATTGGGTTAAATATGCTCTAAATATCATCCATTTACCTAAACCTGGGTTGTCATAGTTTACTGATTGGATTCTAAATTTTACTAAATCTCTTATATTATATGGTTTTCCCCCTATAGTTACTTTATCTCCCATTGTGCCTGTTGCATTTTCAAACAATGGTGTTAGATTAATTTGATCTTGTAATCCACTACCTACTCTATTTTCACGATTAACTTTATCCCAAGGTATATTAATTTTTACTACAGATTTTCCATTATAATAAACAGGAATATCAGTAGATACTGGGTTGTATGTTGAAAAATCACCAGTTCTTTTTAATTTAGTATCACCATATATATTAAAACTATTTACATTTTGATCAATTCCATCAACTTTAACCTTACCTCTAAACTTATTACCTTCAATTCTTTCTAATAATTTAGCATATGTTTTTACAGATCCAATAGCTGACTTATCAATACCGGTTGCTATACTAAATTCATCAGATACTACTCCAGAGTATTTAGAAATAGATTCGTTTCCTTTACCTAAATCAGATAGTAAGGATAAAGAATGATCTTGATTTCCATCTTTATGTATTGGAATCCATGTATTAGATCCAGAGTATATAGATAGTTTATCTATATCATTTAACCCTAATGGGGTGTCTTTAATATCACTACTAAACTTTAAAGAAGCAAAAGCAGATCCAGAATAATTACTAAATCCAGAAAATGAACCTGAGCGGATTTCATTATTAATTTGTGTATAACTAGTTGTTCTTTTTTTTGTGTTATTGATTAGAACATCAGGAGTAGAATTATTAAATATATTATAATCATATAACCCCTGTCTATTAAGAGATCCAGATCCACTAATAATAGGTTTAAAGTCTTTTAAAAAGAAATTTTCAGCAAGTCTAGATGATTGTTTATTAGATACTTGTAAAAAACTATTTATTCTTTGACTAGCTAAAGAATCTTTAAGTCTAGAATCACCATCTAGTAAACTAGTTTGAATATCACTTTCACTTCCTATATTAAGGTTTAAATTAGATTTAAATAAAAGCTTACCATCAAATAGTTCTTTGCCTGATTTATAAAAATCAGATCCAGTATAATTAGAAGAAATAGGATGTAAAATATTATTTCCAATAAGTTGTATTTCAGTTGGACCCTGATCTAAATGAGATTTACCAGCCCATATTTTACTTTGTTTAAAAGCAACGTCTATTTTAGTAGCATCTTCAGTAAATGCTCTTCTTAATATAGTAGTATTACCTATACCATATACTGATTGAGCACCACCTATATATCTATCTATTGCTAATTCACCATTAACATTAAGAAATCCTATTGGTTTAGGTTTAGTAATAATACCTACTCGTAAAAATAAGCCTGATGTAGCTTGTCCAGCAGCTCTTCTTTGAGCATTAGTGTAAAATTGAGGATTAGTACTTGATTTCATATCACCAAGTCTAAACCTAGTTTTTAATCCTACTAATCTATTATTAGGTGCATTTACTCCTTGATTATTTGCTTCAGCAACAGCTAAATATTTAGTATTATCATCCATTCTAGGAAGAAGACCATGTCTTACTATATGTTGTCCAAAAGCATTAACGGGTACTTGAGCTAAGGTATTAATTCCTAAGTTATATATGCGAGTAGGTCCTACAGCATTTACTATTTTATTTGCTGTATTAGCGATAAGATTCCCTACGTTACTTAAAAATCCTTGTCCCGATGTTGGGTTATCAGTATTAAGTTTTTTAAATTCTAGCTTTGGATTAGATAATTGTAATCCAATTTGTTTAACAATAAATAAAGGACCTTTTGGAAAGTCCGTAAGAAATTTCCCTATACGAAAAGTATCAACAATTGAAGCATTAGCAGCACCTACAACTCCTCCTCTAACTAATCCATCATCGAATTTAGTCATTCGAAAACGGTTAAAGCCAATATCAACTGTATTAATATCTACTTGTTGATATGGTTGTCCGCTACTGCCTCCTCCTGGTTGATCTTGTCCGTACTTAAGTGATTTTAAGTTCGTTTTTAAGTCGAGTAGGGGCATAATATATTAATAACGTCCTTCAGTAGGACCCAAATCTTTGTAGCGACGACCTGATTTAGATTTGTATACTTGTGATACAACTCCAACTGGTTTAAGGTTAGGGGCAATAGGATCTAATTCATCTATTGTTGATGGTTGTGGTTTTATACCTAAATTACCATTACTTGTTCTCCATCTTACATCAGGGTTTCCATCAACTGAATATAAGTTATGTAATGTGCCTGGAGGAACAGGGTCAACACCAAATTGTGGTGGTTTATTTCCACCTAATCCTAAAATACTGTCTTTTAATTTACTTAATAAGGCCATGGTTTATCGTTTAGTATAAATATTAAAAATTAGGCAAATTTACGTGAACCTTGGACTAATAATGAACCAACTTGTTTACTATCCATATTAATAGATGTATCTTTACCATATAACTTATCAATAGCTGCTGTTACTTTATCAATAGCTGATATCATTGGGTTAATATCTAATGCAGGCGTATTGTTATTTAAAGATATATTTTTTATTTTATCAACAGCAGCGGTTATTGAATCAAAACCATTTGCGGGAACTGTACTAACATTCGGGGAAACGGCTAATCTATCACCTTGTTTAGTGATGGCCATTTTTCCAAATTTATCTTTAATTTTGAATGGTCCATTACTTGCAGATGTAATTCCATCTTCTACTTCTTGTACTTCTTCCTCTTCTTTATCGTCTGAAAGTAAAGCACCTAAACCTCCTATTAATCCACCAACGCCGGCTCCGATTGCTGTACCTATACCAGGTATAATACTTCCTATCATTGCTCCTATACCAGCTCCACCTAATGCACTACTACCTACTCCTAATCCTTTAGCTAAATTTTTATTTCCAGCTTCGGCTGCTTTTTCAGCTCCATAATCTAAAGCCATACCTCCTAATATACCACCAACAGATGCTTTTCCTAAAAGTTTACCTGCTCCTTTAACTAATTTACCAGGTTTAACCATTCTTGATAATGATTTCCCAGCACCTTTTATTCCTCCTCCCTTATATGCTTGTTTTAATCTTCCAAAAACTCCACCTCTACTTTTAGTTACACTTCCTTCTTTTCCACCTAATAAATCTCCTAAACCACCCCCACCACCAGCAGCACTAATATCTTTTGTAACCATTGGATTTAAAATAGTACCTTTAGTCATTGATTTAGCAACCAATGCTATTAAAGTACCAATTGTAGCTACAGAAGCAATTCCACCTAATAATCCTCCTAATCCAGGAATGCTTTTAATAAAAGATCCTATTTTACCAAAGTAGCCAAATATTTTAGCTACAGTATCTAAACCACTAGCTAATGAATCTACAAATGACCCAAGAGGTCCTGCTAGTAAATTACCAATTATGCTTTGTAATTTAAGCATAGCAGCATTGAACTTATCTTGTATGTTTTGTCTTTCAAGTGCCTCTATCCTTTCTTCTTCTGTTATTTGAGCCATTGTTTTTCCACTAGCAATAGCTTCTTCTCTTTTCCTTAATGTATTAGCAAGCTCATCAGCTGTCATTCCAACAGATTCAGCTAATGCTTTCTGTTGTAACACATTCATTTTAGTAAAATCTCTAGCGGTTCCTATATTTTTAGCTAATTCCTCAGCTAATGTAGCTTGATCACCAGCTAAAGCGGCTGCTCTAGCTCTTTCTAGATTAAGTTGTTTACCAGTTAATAATTCAGCTTTTAACTCGTTATCAATTGATGTTTCAAAATTAAGAAGCGATTCACCTGCTTTAGCAACTTGTTCTAAAGTCATTCCAAATGCTTTAGCAGTTACTATTGCTTTAGAAATTCGTTCTGGGTTAAATCCTAAGTTAGCTGCTAACTGTCCTGATACTTTTACTGCTTCTGCTAATGTGGCTTTAAAATTAATTCCAACTTTAAGTTGGTTAGCAGTAGTATTTAATCCTTTAACAAAGCTTTTATATGTTTGTTCTGAGGATTTACCAGTTAAAACTGAAAATCTTTGTACTTGAGCAGCTTCATCTGCTGTTAAACCAACTTGTTTAGTTAATTTAATTTGTGTTTCAAGTTGATCTGCTGTAAATTCATAAGCAAATCCTGTTGCTTCGGTTAATTGTCCAAACGCTTCTGTTAAGTTGGCAGTATTAACATTTAAATTATTTGAAGCACTTTCTATTCCTACTAATTTTTCTCTAAACTCATCGGCTCGTTCAGCACCATATCCTAAAGATTTTCCTAATTCTACAGATTGAGCGTTTGCAGTTAGAGCTGCTTTAAAGAAGAAATTAGCTAGTTTTATAATAATACCAAGCTGAGTAATTGGATCTCTAAGAGCTTCTCCTATGCCTTTAAATATACCTTTAGTTGCTGTAGATACAACTGCCCATTTGTCTCCAGATTTAGCAACATCTCTCATATCATCTTTGAGATCCTCAAAGAAACCACTACTAATTCCCAATTTACCTAAAGAACCTACAATACCGTCTGTTATTTGTCCAGTAAATCCTAAAGTTTTTTGAATTTTCTTTTCTGTAGCAAGTCTTTCTTCAGTAACTTGCTCTAATTTGCGTAAACCAATTTCTTCATCGTCTAAAAAGTTTAATACTTCTGCGTTTGCTTGAGCTATTTTTTTCTGTAGACTTTCTTCTTTAGATATTAAATTTATTAAAGTATCAGCTTGTTTCTGCTGTGATGCTGTTAAGTAACCTTGTTGTTTTTCTATTGCTACTAATCTATCATATCTAGCTTGTAAATTTTGTTCTTCTATTATAGATGCTGCTAAAGATTCTTGATTTAGTTTTAAAGATTCTTGTAATTCAGTACGTTGAGCACCAATTTTTTTCTTGATTGTATCAAGATCTTTTTTAGATAATTCTGATATACCATCCTGGTCAAATTTTAATTTGCCTGCTATAGATGATAATTTAGAATAAGAAGCAGTTATATCTCTATTAAAACTTTTTTGTCCTTTTAATTCCCCTGTTACTCTTTTTAACGATTCATAAAAGTAGTTAGTATCAGTATCTAAACCACTCATTTCTTTTCTAATAGACTTTAAAGCAGCTTCTGCTCCAGCAACACCGCCTCCAAAACTAGCTATAGCTTGGTCTACATCTTTAAAAAATGATCCTCCTAACGATGCTACTCGTCTGTTAAGATCATCTATCTGTTTTCTGAGTTGTTCTAATTGTTCTTTAGGATCCATAAGTAAACAATACTACGTATAAATATTAAAGCGCCCTATTTCTTGGGCGCTTTAGCTACATATGTGGGTTTTTTAGTATTAGCAGAAGATACATTTGGTCGTGCTATTTCATTGGGTGCTGTATTTCTTAATAGATTTTGTTGTTTTTCTGCTTCTTCTCTTTGTTTTTCATAATGCTCCTTTAATGTTTCAAACGTAAATCTACGCAACCATATGGGCATATTATATATAGTATTCCAATCATACCCACCATTTCCATGAAATACTATTTCATGTATTTGAGAAAATAACTGCAGTCTATAACTAGGCGTCAGGCCAAAAAAAGTTAATAGATACCGGAATATCTATACCCTCCTCTGTATAGTCATCGCCTTCAGGATAATGAATTGTATCTACATCTGGTGTTATTTCGTTGTAGTATTTACGTAATGCTCTTGAATCTTGAGCTAATAAATAATTATCAACAAAATCACGAATATCTTTTTGTTCACGTCTACCTTCAACTGAGGTAATCATATATTTTAAACGAGTAGTAAGATCTGGAGATGAATTAGGATTAATTTTTTGTAAGCCTTTAATTTCAGCTTCTATTTTTTGTTCATCACCATGAGTAAGTAACTTAAAAGTAACATTATTACCTGATTGAGGTAGAGTAAATGAAAATTCATTCATTCCTCTTTTAAATAATGAATAATCAACTTTTTTATCTTCTAATTTAGATAAATCTGCTGTGTATTCTTTTCCCCCATAATTAAATTTATAATCTTTACCATAACCTAAAACACGAGCTGCGATGATAATTGCGTTTTTATCACCAATTAATAATTCATTATAATCGATTGATGTAATAATTAATGATTGGAGTAACTTATCAATTACAGTACCTTGACGAATATAGTTAGCATTAGTAAGAATATCTTCTTCTCTTGCTGTCATATATTTCATTTCAATTTCACCTTTAGCGAGTGGTGATGTCTCGGGATACAATAATCCTTTTGAAGGTAACGAAACTGTTTCTGTTGGGATTTTTAATTCGGCCATAAACTATTTTATTTTTATATATATAAATATACGCAGAAAAAAAGTGTCTGCGAAAGCAGACACTTAAAGAAAAAAATATGAAATGTAGATTAGAAGTTGAGTACACAATAATCCATAGCAATGTTAACGGTTAAGTTAATAGCTGCTTCGTTAGCCCAATCGTATTCACCGAATGTAGCTGTTTTTACATAAGCGCCTTTAATAATCCATTCACCTACTACATCACCTACTGGTCCTAAAATATCTAATGTTAAATCTTTCTTGTAGAAATCAGAGTAACCATCGCGGCCTGTTACTGATTCGTGTGCTAAACGAGCCCATTCCATTACGGCTTGTGCACCAGATGGAGTTACGGGATCGTATAAACTTAATTGCATATCATTCCATCTAACTTTACCTTTTACTTTACGGTAAACGTTGATGTGATCTAAAATAATCTCACCAGCTTCAAATCCAGGAGCGGCTGCTGCTTTAATCAAATATGCTGGAATACCATCGACATACATGATAAAGCGATTCTGAACTTTAGGTTCGAATGCTGTAAACATTATTTCGTTAGCGTCTAATACTGCCATTTTATGTTGTGTTTTATTGCTATTAATAAATATTAGCAACTACATTCCCCTATGCAGGGAATGTAGCGCCAGTTGGTTGTACGTTAAAGTTCAAGATAATGAATTCAGCAGTTTTAGTTGGTTGAATATAAATCTGACCTACTAATTGATTTCTATCGATTACATCAGGTGTGTTGTTGGAATCATCCATTACTACCTTATAAGCATATAAGCCTTGACGTTGTACTACTGATTCAAGATATGGGTTAACTTGAGATAAGAATCTATTACGAGTTACATTTGTATTTTGTTCAAATACTAAGTTATTACCTACTTGACC